GTGTATGTGCCCGTAACTTCGCAGGCCATCACGGCAACCAACCTCAACCTCCGAGCTATCACGCTCGAGCGACTTGGGCAGGCTGTCGGTACGGCTATCAACACGGCTCTGTTCGCTAAGACTGCTCCCGCTGGTCCTAACAATGGTATCGGGACGATCCTCGCTGCACCCTACGCTGCGCCTATCGCAGGCACGTGGAGTAACACGGTAGCTCCAACCATCAAGGAGGTTGTAGCTCTTGAGGCAGAGGTTCTCGGCAAGAATGTCAAGGTAGACGGCAGTGCCGCTTACTTCGTGCATCCCAAGACCTACTGCCTGCTCAAGTCTACGCCAGTAGAAAAGGGTAATCCCCAGATGATCCTTGAGAATGGGCATATGAACGGCTACCCAGTAGTGTCTACTACGTTCATGCCCGAGGATGCTATTCTCTTCGGTGTACTGTCCTATGCTGTCCTTGCTCACCACGGCAATGGCGATCGCCTCTATGCCCAGTACAACGGCATCACGGACCGCATCGACTTCACTCTCAATGGTGACTACTCTCTCACGGTCCTCCGTGCAGAAGCATTCGCCTGCTTGAAGCGTAAGTAATAGCTATGCCCACATATATCTCTCTCGAGGAAGCAAAGAAGCATCTGAACGTAGACCACGATGAGGATGACGACTTCATTATCGAGCTTATTGATACTGCCGAGGACTATCTCTCTGGGCTTCTCCGCAGACCGCTGGTCGAGGTGGAGCAGGATTCAGGCGACTTGCCGCCTGCGCTTCGGCACGCTCTCCGAATGCTCGTCGCACGCTTCTATGCTGACCGAGAGGGGTATCGTGTGGGACGCGTGACGGAGCTTGCTTTTTCGCTTGGCTCACTCATAGGCAGATACCGATTAGAGCGATGAACGCAGGAGCATTCACACACCGACTGGTGTTCCTCAAGGCTGTAAAGACGCAGAGTGTGTCGGGTGCGGTAAAGGAGGAGCTGGTAGAGAGTTTCCGCTCTCGTGCCTACCTCCGAACGCTTCGCCCGACCTACGATAAAGACGGCTTGCAGGCCCGTGAGGTTGTCGATACCTCGGCTGTGGTGTTCGTTGTTCGTGCTGATAAGCGTCTATCTGCCGCTGGGTGGCTTCGCTTCAATGGCGCACTCTATCGCATCGTACTGCTCCAGCCTATGCTTGACAGAACGGTGCAGGTCACAGCTCGCTATGTAGATGAATAGAGTATGCCCGATGTAGTTTCTCTCAACGGATTTCCCGAGGTAGAAGCCTTTATTGGCAGGCTAAAGGATGCCCCAAGCCCCGAGAACCTACGTGAACCATTCTTCCGTGCTGCGGAGGTTTACCAGCAGGATGTTCGAACGACCCTGCCCCCTCTGCACAAGCAGCCGAATAGGAATGGGCATGTACCAAGAGGCAACCTCATCCGAGGGCTTCGTAGGCGTATGCCACGCAGAGGAAGAGGTGGACGGGTGTCTGTGTCGGTAGGTTTCCTCTATGTCAATGGAGCGACGGCGATGGGGCAGGAGTCTCAAGCTGCTAACCACGCCCACCTCATTGACAAGGGAACGGCTGACAGATACACACGGAGCGGGAAGTTCAGAGGCAGGGTGCTGCCCACCCTCTTTTGGACGCACGCGAAGCAGAGAAGCACGCCACGCGCACAGCGAATACTCCTTGCAGGAGTCACGAAAGTCTTAACCAACGTATGAGTATCTATCTCGACAACAACAGAAAATGGCACACCGCCCAGTGGGTACGTAGCAAACTCCTTGCGTGTGAGGAGTTGCGTGAGCTTGTAGGGGATAAAATCTACCCCGTGATAGCTCCCGAAGAAACCGCTGGCGACTACATAATCGTATATCGCAGCGCCTATGGTCGTGACCGCGACAAGTCAGGCGACACGCACAGCGAGGCTTATGTAACCGTTCTGTGCTTCTCCGATGATTACGACGGCTCTATTGAGCTTGTGAAGCTGGTGGATGCCGTCCTCGATGGAGGGCGCAATGATGAGGTCGGGAAGACAATGGGATGGTGCGAAACACGTGCCACGCTCGACGAGTCCGAAGAGGGCTACTCTGATGGTAAGTTCTTCCAGTCACTTACGTTCGAAATATCATAACCAAAACCAATAACTAAATAGCAGTTCTTATGGCAACTCAAACACCTCCCAACCCCAAATACGATAAGAACAAGGACCTCGTCAGAGGCGAGTCGTATAGTATGTTCCTCGGTGGGCTGTTCATCCCCTACGTGAAGAAGGATGATTTCAAGTTCACCCCACAGACTATCGAAATCTCCAGCAAGATGTCGGGCAAGAGTCCTGATAAGCTCGGTGGGCGCAACGACTGGTCTGCCTCTATCGAAGCGTACGTGTCGAACTCTGCTGGGCATCTGTCCTACAACGCCCTCGAGAATATCGCAGCATCGGGAAAGGCTGTCCCGTTCGAGATCTGCGAGGTGACTATCGCAGAGGATGCGGCAGGCCTTCGTACTGTGACTAAGGGCGCAGTTCTCCGTAAGGGTATGGTCACTGTCTCCGACCTTAGCAAGAATAGCACGGGCGGGGAGTACGAAACCTTTACCTGCACGCTGAACGGCTCTGGTCCTCTCAAGGATAAGGCGGACAAGGAAGTCGGTAGCACCGAAGCGATTACCGCCGCAGGGATTACGCTCTAATGGACAGCGTGCCATTCCCACTGACACTCCGCGCGGTACTTCTTTTCGAGAAGCTCTCCGCGCGGAGTTTCTCTACACTGAATATCCAAGACGGTGAGCAGATACCCCTTCTCATCTACTGCTTGCAGAGGTGCGAAGATGGCGGTAGTAAGATGCCTTTCGATGCGTGGGTGTCTGTCTTGGATAGCGTAGAGGTATCGTCTCATCTGTATGGGCGACTGGAGCGCACTCTTGCGGAGCTTACGCCTATTACAGATGTCGAAGACTCAGGTGATCCCAGTGATGGCGAAGATGACGGGCCCGACTTCACGACTATCGCCAATATGATAATCGTGGACGGAGGTATCGATGCTGGTTACGTTATGGACAGAATGGAGCTGTGGGAGATCCCAGCCATTCTGAACGCCATACAGAAGCGCAAGCAGGAAGGACTCGAGTACAAGCGTCTATTCACTTGGATGTCTATGCTACCACACCTCGCACAAGACTCCGTATGCTCCCCGGAGAAGCTCCTGCCATTCCCGTGGGAAGTAGAGAGCGAGGACGTAGGCCAAGCAATCTTTGACCAGCTCAAGAATGCGAAAATCGTAGTCGCAGATAAGTAATACACACATTCAGCCTACCAGCCTATGGCTAATAATCTTTCATTTTCCGTCCGATTAGAGCTGCTTGCGGACAAGTTCAAGCAGCAAGCCGAGAGCGCCAAGGCTTCGCTCCGTGGCATCCAGTTCCAAGCCCTTGCAATGGCTGGTGCGTTGGGCGCAGGCGTCACCTCTATCAGTAGCTTTATCTCCTCTCTTGTCAATACGGCAAGAGAGGCAGGCCGCGCGCGTGTCGTGCTTCGCAATATCAGCACGGACACCCGAGAGTATGCCCGTAGCTTGAAGTTCCTAACCGAACTTACGGATAAGTACGGTACAGACCTCATTGGCACTACCGAGGCGTTCGCTAAGTTCAAGGCGGCTGCAACCCCAGCTGGCATCGCTATGGCTGGGCAGGAACGGATCTTCTCCAATATCAGTAAGGCTATGGCTTCGTTCGGTATCTCGGGCGGAGAGGCGGCTCTTACGATGATGGCCATTACTCAGATGATGAGTAAGGGGAAGATCTCCAGCGAAGAGCTCCGTCGCCAGCTTGGTGAGCGCATGCCCGTGGCTATGCAGGCCATGGCGAACGCTGCGGGCGTGTCGATGTCACAGCTGGATAAGCTCCTCAAGGAGGGTAAGCTCCGAAGTGCTGAGATTATGGGTAAGTTCTCCGATGAGCTGGCGAAGCTCTCTGGGGACACCAGCACCGACAACCTCGAGAGTTCTCTTGGCCGTCTCAAAAACTCCTTCACCAGCCTTGCAGATTCCCTGCATGTGTACGACAACTTCAAGGCTCTTGTCGAGAAGGTAAAGGACCTGCTGGACTACCTACGCACGCACCTCTCGAACTTATATATTTGGGCGGGTGGCTTGCTTGGTGCTCGTCTGTGGGGAAAGTTCTCGACAACGTGGAATCAAGCGGGTGCAGCTATCAAGGCATCGCAGGCGCAGGCTATAGCTGACGAGGCGGCAGCAAAGGAGTCTGCAAAGCGAGCCAAGCTGGAAGCTCAGAAGGCGCTCGCAGAAGCCCAGCAACAACTCCAGCGTGCCGAGGCGGCTGTGCAGGCGGCAGGCACGATTACAGAGAAGGAGAAGAAGCGCCTTGAGGTAGCCAAGTACACTGGCGATGTGCGCTTCCAGAAGGCGGTAGATAACTTCTCCAACGCACAGACAGAGAAGCGCACCCTGCTGAACGAGCATCAGGCTCTACTCCGTGGTATGCAGAGAAGCGAAGAGGAGGCTGCGCAGAGAGTTGCCAATGCCAAGCTCGCACTCCAGCGTGCTAACGACGAGGCGGCCGCCAAGATTATCGCCAAGCAGGAGCAGATAGAGCGAGCCAAGGATGAGCGGGTGGCTGCTGCAAAGCGTGCGCTGGAGGCTGCCACAGCACCAAAGGATGTAAAGGCAGCTACTTCTGCCCTGAACAAGGCTGACCGATATACCTCTGAGGAGCAAAAGGCTATCCGTGACCTGCAGAGAGAACAGGCTGCGATAGTCTCTAAGAGCCAGCGAGAGTATGATAGAGCCATTGCTGATCAGTCACGTCTGCAACTTGCGAATATCACGAAGCGAGAGCGAGAAGAAGCGCGCTTAGCTGGTAAGCTGGAGCAGAATGCACGTGCGCTCGCCGCCACTGGTGACGCACTGAACAAGGCAAACCACAACAGACGCGAACTCCTCGCAGAGGCGCGTGCGAAGAATGAAGAAGCTCGCATCAAGCGTCTTGCCGCTCTGCAGGCCTCTGCGGATAAGGCACACTACAATATCGGAGGGAGAGCTACCAACCTCCCCTCGTCCTCTGCATCGGTGGCTGGCGTG